TATGGCCTGCATAACTGTCCTCTGAATTTGCTCGGAACCTGGTAATAAGAATCTCTTCCATTCCCTGGTGAGCTATTAAATTTGGTATCTCTAGTTCTTCTAGATATTTGCCATAGAGTTTGGCAATTTGTTCAACTATTCCATTATGAAAGTCTTCTTCAAAATGGTATCTTGTGTATTCATATCCGGTTGCTGTTAACCCTTGTTCATCTTCAACAGACTTATGAAGGTCTAAATTTAATTTAAATATGTTGATAAGGTCTTCACAGTTAGAGTCTGAAAAGACACCATCAAATATTCTAAGGGCTCCTAATCTTGGGTTTGTTTTTTCCATACTATTTTCACTCCACGTCTTACCAATTCATTAACATATTGTTGTCGTTTTTTTGGCTTTGTGTTATCATTATTTATAGCATCAAATAATGTCTTCTTTGATTGACATTTTAAATAATAGTGTTCTTCAACAGACCTATTTGTTGATCTTCCTGTTACTGGATCTTTGAGCCATTTCCTTCCACTGGGTTTAAATTTAGCTGGCATTATTTTTCCTTCTTTCGTCCCAACGACCAATATAGTATGAAACTATACTCACTATTATAAAGTTCATTATCATATAATATTCCATCACTTCTCCTTCATATTCTTAATTGCATTACCATTCTTTTTAATCTCTTCATCTTGAAGAGCATCTATAATTTTCTGTGCCTTCTCTTGTTTGGTATCAACATGTAAGTCCTCGTCAACTATTTTCTCTAATTTGAGAAATGCTATTCTTTCATTCTGTACATATCTCCATGTATAACCGTCTGTTCCATATACACCAAATACCGTTTCTGTAATCCCTATCTTAACTATAAGTGCAGGGCAACCGTCTAATATTACTTTATCACCCTCTGCAAATGCTGGACTCATTTTAAATTTAATCCCTTTAACAAAGGACGTAGCCCAATCTCTTAATGCCAGCGCAACAATGAGCGTAAAGACTGCTCCTAAGAATTCTACATAGAATTGACTTAGTTCTATATCAGGCATTATTTTTTCGTGTGATGTTCTGTTGATGTACTATTAACATATAAGCCAAACCAAGCTGCTCCTGCTCCTACTAACACTGATATTAAACCAGATTGTGCTACAGTAGGATCTGGCAATGCCATGAACCAATTTGCTGACTGATATAACAAGTAGATATACATCGTGATAAACACTCTAGGAAAAATTCTCCATCTACTAAAATATTCTGGTGCAACCCACATCCAGCCTCTCTTGTCAGGCTGTGCCCACCAAGGTCGTAAGTTGGGATCTGTACCGTCACCGTCTGCAGCAGTTTTCAGTGCATTGTAATCAGCTAAACTTATGCTAACATGATCGTCTGTTCTATTCTGTTCTGCCATTTGTAAATAACTCCGTATAATTTTTATGTCTAATCTTCACTTTCAATAAATGCTGGATTAGATCACTACTATTTATATTAGTTTTGAGCTTAGCAAAAGGGATATAACCCAATCTTAACCCTGGATCTTCAAAATCTGGTAAGTCTAACCTATCTTTTAATTTTCTATGAATAATTCTAGCTCTTTTCTTAAATCCTATACCATCTATTTCAGGGCCGAGCCAAACATTAAATCCTGTTCTGGCGATAGTTTGTGGATGATATTGTTCTTTTTTAACACTTACATCACCAGAGAATACTATCTCTGCAAAATGTTTCCCTACATGTGGATAATTTATATACAAGTAACCAGGCTTCCTTGTTACAGTAAACTCCTCATAATCTGCTGGAAACAATTCCATAAAACTAGGTCCTGATTCATAACCCCACCTAGGTGGATAACCAGCATCTACCAATTCATAATAATGAATAAGATGATTAAGCCTTGACATTTCTGGATCGTCTTCATGATCTGCAAAATATTCATGTAATTTATTGAGATCGTCTGTTGGTTCTTGCCCTAACATGTAGACTATTTTGTCTATTTCACCTTTGATTTCTTCTTTTGTTTCGCCTAAATAAAAGAACTCTTTGGATTCATGCCTATGATCTTCTAAAAATTTCGTATATCTTTTGGCCACTACTGTTGGAAGTGGTTCCCATTCAATATCATTTATATTTAAAGTCGTCATATTTGTTCTCCTCTCTTCCCTTTTCAAATACCGGAACTTCAATGTTTGCATCTGTTAATTGTTGTTGTGCAGACGGGTCTAAATCAAATAATTTCATTTTTGCTCTGTCTACACCTATCATAAATCTTTTATTTCTTGTGGGGTCTGCATATCTATTTTTTAATTGTTTAATCATAAACTGGCCCATCTGTTCTAATTCTTCTGTACTTATCATAGCAAACATTAAGTCTGCTGTTGCTGGTAATCCAAAACTTTCTGATGTATCTGTCAAATCTATATCACTACTAGAAAACCCTGATCTTGTTGTCTGTGTTGCACTAAGAATAGGAACATTTTGTTCTACTGCTAATCCTCTTAATTCTTCTGCAATACTTTTAATAATAACATAAGTATTGGCCTGACTGCCTGGTCTAAATCTTTGACTCGTACATATATTTAAATAATCTATGAATATGATATCAGGAAAGAAATTTCTCTTTAACTTTAATTCATTTATTAATGCTTTAAAATGTCCTGTATGTGCTGATGCTGTAGGATATTCTTTTATAATAAGTCTGCCTTCTATCTTTTTATTAATCTTATCTATCCTGTTATCAAACATCGCCTTGGATAAATCTTTTAACTCCATAATAGGTATATTCATTAGATTAGCGTCTATACGTTCAGCTATTCTTTCTTCTGCCATTTCTAGGGTAATATAGAGTACATTTTTACCCTTAGAGATGCAACTAGACGCCATATGGCACATAAAAAGGGATTTACCTACACCCGTGCCTGCTAATAATATGTTTAATGTTTTATTAGATAACCCGCCTTCTGTTATTCTATTAAACATATCTAAATCAAACTCTACTTTCTCTTCTAACCTATGATAATAATCATATCTTTTATTTGCGTCTTCTATAAAGTCATGTCCAATATTTGTATCAAATCCTACTGCCAGTGCTTCTGATAATATCTCAGGTAACGCATCTCTGCCTTGCTCTTTATTCTTTCCATCAAGTATTTGGATACTATCCATAACACCTAAGTATAATGCTTTATCCTTACAGAACTTTTCTGTTTCATCTACTAACCATTTCGTATCAGGCTTATCTTCTGTTAAAGAATTAACTAAATCTAAACAAACTTTATGAGTCTCTTCGTTTAAAGTCTTATCCTCATTTAAGCTAAGAATTACAGCCTGTTTGTTTGGTGGATTATTATACTTTTCTACAAAATCACGAATAATTGTAAAAACTTTTTGGTCTTCATTATTCATAAAGTATTGAGCTTTCAGAAAGGGCATAACCTTCCTGACATACTGTTCAGAATGTATTAGGTTTTCTATTATTACTTGTTCAATTCTGTCCTTCATCCATTTCCTTTACATACTCATTATATACTTCTGCTACACAATTTCCACAGATGTATGTCTCCTCCATATCATCATTATGGAAACAATATGCTTTGTCTTCTTCTAGATTTAGTGCTTTCTCACACCTATCACACTTTGTCGTATTCTTGCTCAATGTCACTATCTGAAAACTCTTTTTGCATGTCTCCAGCTCCCAAACTATATCTATTTTCAACCCATTTGTTGAATCCTTCATCCTCTAACAAAGGTATCCAAAAATCACTACCCATGTCTTTAAGTCTAACTTTCACTTCAGGAGCGATTTCTCCTGTTTCGGGATTCTGTTTTTGATACCATCCAACAGTAGGTTTAATAACATATCCAGATTCTAATCCCATTTCTAATAAACCAGACCAAGGACTAATACCCTCTTCCCAGGAAACTTGCACAATTATCTTAGACTTCTCTCTAACAAATCTAGACTTTTCAACATTTATTACAAATTCATAACCTGTAACTTCTGTTCCTGTTTTTTGTTGCCTTCTGCCTATAATATAAATGTTGTCTGCTGAATAATATATACCTGTTCCACCACTTACAACGTCTTTAGGAAACAATCCTATTTCTTTATATGTGTGATTAACCACAATCGCTGGTATATCTTTTATAGTTAAATGAGGTGTAATCATTCTAAACAGTGACTTCATTTGTTTAGCTCTTGTCATATCTGCTACTGATTTACCCTCTAAAGCATCTTCTACTTCTTTTTTACTTGCCAAGTTACCCACACTATCAACAATAATCATTACATGGTCGTCTCTTTCTAAACCATTCAACTGTTGCATAGCATCGTGTTTTAATTGTTCTATGTCTGATATTGGACTGTGGATTACCCTATTGGTGTCTATTTTAAATGTATCAAAATATGCCTGTGGTGCTCCAAACTCACTATCATAAAACAAAATAACACCATCTTTATATTTGTCTAAATATGCTTTAGCCAACAACATAGCAAATGCTGTTTTAAAATGTTTACTTGGTCCTGCAAATACAGTTAATCCTGTTGTAAGACCTCCGTCTAATTTTCCACTCAACGCAACATTAACTGCAGGTACAGATGTCTGTATTATATCCTGTTCGTTAAAAAATTTGGAATCAGTTAAGACTTCAGATTGTTTAATCGTCGTGTTTTTCTTTAATTTATCTATTAGGTTCATTACCTCTCCTTATTCTGTTTGCATCTACCGCAACTTTTAAAATATTATCACTATTATAGCACAGCGACGAAGTGTGAGTCAAGTCTTTAGGTAAACAAGTACCACCAAATCCTACCTTTCCGTCTGGTCCTGGTACTGCCCAATGTGTTTTACCCAAATTAGGATCATTACTAAAAAAGTCTGAAATCACATCGTAATCCATATCCCAAGCATCACATATATTTTTAAATTCATTTGCTAAACCTACTTTAACAGCAAGTGCTGCATTTCTTGCTATTTTTATCATTGCTGCTTCTTCTGGTTTAATATGACACCATATATTTTTGTGGCATTCAATAGTTTCTATAAAATGATCCATTTGATACCCACCTACTACCAATGGTAACTCTGGGTTATCAATATCTTCTTTCCAATGCCTTTCTCTTAAAAACTCTGGCCATATAATTGCTCCATAACTTTTAGTGTATTGAGCTGTTTGATCAGGACCAATTGTGCTCCTTATAACTATTCTATTTACTTTTTTATAGACGTTCTTACATACTTCATCTATTATAGAAGTATCTAATTTACTAGGCCAAACTGCTGATCCTGTTTTTTCTTTTTCAGGATCAACCAACAGATTTGTAGGAACACATATAATAGCATAATCTATGCCCCACCAATCTTCTATTCTTTTATCTAGAGCAGGATCATGAATTAATACACCAGGACTTCCTTTAACATGATTCTTAAAGAAATACTCTGTAGCTTTACCTACAAAACCATAACCTACTATCGCTATTTTAGCCATTCTTAATTCTTCGTTCAAGTATTTCAATTTGACTATCCTTTTTCTTTTGCCAGGCGGTCTCATTTCTATCTTTACCGTTACTCATCTTTTTAGCTGTAAATTTGGAAGCTTTTAATCTTTCTAAAGCTCCTTCTCTTCTTTCCTTACGGCCAAACTTTCTATCTTTTCCGTGTCTCATCTTCTCTCCAAAAATCATTTTCAAAAGCAACTTGAATACCAACATATATCGCCGTATTGACAAGTATTAATACTAAAAACATAACCCAACCTGAAATCATTTAATAAAAACTCCTAACCAAAAATCTTTTTTATCTGACATATCAACTCCACCTGCATAAGTTTGTACAATCCAATCATCCATATTTTCTGTTCCTCCGTATCCGCCTATTGGTACCATCTCAGAAAACTCTTCTCGTTTCTTTGAATACTCATAAAATTTATCTAATTTCATAGGTGTAGTTTCTATTGCTTTAATAACATCTGCTCCCTTAGGACCACAATTAACCTGAAGAGGATATTCTATGCCTATATCAGAGTGAGCATTACCTGACATAGCCCAATCTATTTCTAATGATGTACCACTTGTTTCTTTTCTTAAACTTTCCACAATTAATACCTTTGGTTTAGATATATTGATAATCTGTTCCAACAAATGAAATGGACTATGCAAATGATATAATAATCCCATACACAGAACAACATCAAATTCATGGCCGAGCCATTGTTTATAATAATCATTAGCTGTGCCATAAAAATCTGGTGTAATATCTCCACTTGGATCATATCTTATATGTGGGTCTACTGTAAATAAACTGTCTGCATATTCATTAACAAGTTCTGAGTGAACACCAGTAGAAGCGCCAAATTCAATAACACTTTTATTTGATGCATACTTTTCAAATACCTCTCTCAGAAAAGTAGAATACTTCATACTATATAATTCCACACAAGGATTGCAATAAACGCTCCAAACAGTATATTATAAATTATAATATCTAAATTCATCCAAATAACTCCTCTAATGATGCTTGTGGCTCTGTATGCCAACCCAATGGATTTAAAATATGCTCCAAGGGATCAACAAATGCCTTTTGAAAAATTAAATCATAATCAATATATTTTTCTAAACCAAATTCTGTAGGGAGTTTTGTAACAAATGCTATCGTATTTTCCTTTAAAGGATTAGGTTCTTTTAAATACAAAAACTTAATTTTATCTCCCTCTTGGATTTTTTCATATTTTAATCCTAAATCAAGTTTACCTAAATAATGATTATATAATAATCCACCCCTAACATGAATAGGAGTACCTTTACCATATATGTCTGCTGTACTTCTATATTTACTCATATTATTACAACCCCTAGGGAACGCAATTAGTTCTGCTGACTTAGTGAGAAAGTCCTTTTTGGCGTCTGCTACGTAGGTTTGTAAAGTATCTTGATCGCTAGTAAGTATTAAACGTACGGCCTCCCTTAGAGACTCTCTAATTACGCCAGGAGTGCTTGATCTCACTATCTCTAAACCCATTACCTTTAATTTAGGGGCTTGTAACCGCAATCCTTCATCGTCATATACATTCAAAGCATAACGTTTCTTAGCTACAAATATGCCTTTGTCTGCTATTATCTCCCTTTTAAAATCTATTTTCTTTTCAAAAGCATTAGTATAATTAGCTAACCTTTGCATTGCCTGATCTATTGCTGGTTCTATTTTCTCTGATGCCACCTTGTCTATTAAACTAATAACTTTTTGTCTAGACTTATCAGGGAAAAAGTTTTGAACCATATTGTCTAATGTAACATAACAAGAATCAGTATCACTATAAAAAGAATAAGTTTTATCTTCTGTGCCACAGACTTTATTAACATACTTATCAATTTCCTTTGCTGTATCTCTAATTACTAATTGTCCTGTCATTGTAATACCTTCTGCAATTCTATCATCATAGAATCTAAAGTATTGGTTTGCCAGGGCACCATATAAACTATTTAATTGGATCTTTCTTGCCATTTGGAAGTTATTATATTTACTAACTTCATTCTCATAAACTTTAGCTCCTGTTTCTTGGAACTTCCTCTGAGAATCTTGCATAAGTCTTTTATATCTTAATCTATCATTAAAAAACTTCTGTACTATCTCAGGAAACAGGCCTTGCTTTTCTCTTGTGTAACAAGATCCATTAGCTGCCATAGCGTAATTCTTTTCTTTTAATTTGTCTAACTTATACCTATCTAACAAATCATCTACTTTTACTTCATATTGAAAACCAGGAACAATAGTTTCTGGACTCATATTGTATTGCATAAGTATAGAAGGATATAGACTTGTGGCATCAAAACTAGCCACCCAATCATAGCCACCTGGTACAGGCTCTTGTACATAAGCCCCTTCGATTGTTCTCTCTTTCCTACCACCACCCTGATGTAAGACAATTTTCTTCTCCCACAAATGATTATATAATAAACTATCCCAAGTTCTAACTGCAGAATATACATCGTTATAATTACATTTAGCATCGTATGCCATTGTAACTGCCAGTTCAATAAGTTTCATCTTATCTTCTAACTCATCAACAAGAACTGTATCAATAATATTATACTCTACAAATCTATTCCAATCTTTTTCATAAAACTCTTTAAATGTCTCATAACCGCTTTCAAGTTTGTTTTTACCTAACTCTGTTTCAGCAATAAAATCTAATCTATAAGATTCCCTAGTAACATAAGTAAATTTTCTATACAAATCTAAATAGTCTAAATTTGCAACACCTGTTATTTCATATGCTGTCACTTCTTTTTGCATAAACCTAACTTTTCTTTTATTAACCAAGCCAAATGGAGAAAATCTTTTATGTTCTCCTTCTCCTAATATTCTCTCTGTTCTGGATAGTAAATATGGTATATCAAATAAATTACTATTCCAACCTGTAATAATATCTGGACAGTTTTCTTCCCACCACTCTAAAAAGGTTTTAAGAAGATTATATTCGTCTGTACAATTAATATAATCTATATCATAATCTGCTACTTCTGCTGATGGTGTAAACTCCCCAAGTCCGAAAGTTGTTATCTTCTTGGTGTTGTTGTTTTGAAGTGTGATAACTAAAACTTTCTCGCTTGGAGAGTCTACGTTAGGAAATCCACCCTCTGATGTTGTTTCAATATCAATAGAGTAGATAGCCATTTTTTTAGCATCCCATTCGATATCTCCAGGATACTTTTCTGTTATGTATTGATAGGCATAATAGTTCTGTCCAAATATTGGAAAATTAGAAACGTCTTTATACCTATTAAAAAATTCTGTTGCTTCTTTATTAGAATCAAATTGTATAGGAGATACGGTCTCTCCATAAATGCTTTTGTATTCTGAGGGTTTGTCTGATTTGACAAATAGGGTGGGTCTAAAATTATGTCGTGATGTAAAACGTTCGCCGTTCTTTACTCCGCGAACTAGAATTTTGTCACCATAGTGACGTGCATAAGTATAAAAATTCATTATATATCCAACACCATAATATACTACACATTATAGACTCTTACGAACCTATAATCAACTAATCTTCTTTAAAAAAGGTACGATTAATTAAATGTTCTTCTGCTATTTCTTGTTTTGAACGTCCATGATATTTGACTGCATGATGTGTCTCAATCATATACTCATTTACGTTATGCCTATATTTAATAGGTTCAACCGGCGCACCATTAGCATCTGTTCCGCCTTCTGTTTCTTTTATAGTAATAAACTCACCGAGGATTCTTCCATATTTACCTTTTCCATCAAGCCTCGTTTTGAGTATAGCTCCATTCTTGAGTTGGTCTTTAAGGAATTCTTTAGCCATGAGTCCGAACTTTTTCTCGTCGAGGTCACGGGTCCTACTCTCGGGAGTATCAATCCCATACAAACGTACTCTCTGCTTTTTGAGCCAGACACCGAAACCGAGGTCGATATCAACATCTACTGTATCTCCGTCTACTACTCTTACAATTTTACTTCTATATTCGTACACTTAATTCTTAGTTATTTCGTTTAGTACCTTTTTATTTATAAAGTCTGGTTGTATAAGACCAGATCCAAACTTAGAATTATAAGCATTTAATAAATTTTTATCAGGATCGTAAACTGAAATTATATGATTAGGAAATATAGGAACTTTGTGCTGTTTTGCAAAGGGAGCGTAAGGAGCTAGGCCTACACCAAACTCATCTTCACTACCTGGTTTAGGCATCATTAGGATAACTGCTGGTTTCTCTACAAGTAAAAATGCTTTACCATCTATTTCTGTATCTGAAACCTGCCCTATAATGTCCTCACCTGAGGTTAGTTTAATAATCTGAACGTTTGCCATGCTCCTTCTCCTGCATTATTTAGTTTTTATTTCAATTGATTTAGGCTTTTTGGCCTCTGGTATTTCATTTACCAAAGATACTGTCAAAACCCCGTCTTTTAACTTGGCACCTTTTACTACTACGGTGTCAGCCAAAGACCAGGAGCGCGTGAATTTACGTTCAGCTATTCCTTTGTGTATAAAGTTGTCAGGTGTGCCGTCTATGCAGCCCTGAAGTTGATCTCCCTTAATAGTAAGTGTTCCATCCTCTACTGTAACATCTAGATCTTCTTCTTTGAAACCAGCAAGTGCTAGTTGTATTTCAAATTTCTCGTCATCTATTTTTTGAATGTTAAAAGGTGGAAAGTTATTATTTACCGGCTCAAAGTCCTTTTGAAGTAAATCAAAGACTCTGTTGAATCCGATAAATTGTCTTTCTATTTGTGGGAAGGTGTGGACGAAATTGTCCCAATTCGCTGTGGTTAGTTTTACCATTGTTTTCTCCTTATTAAGCGAGTTAAAAAATGGACACCCTTTCGGCGTGTCCTCTTAGGATGATCAGGGGGTGCAGTTTCAAAGTCTTTAGCGTTAAAACTAATTCATCTTCAGTTTTCCCCCCATCACAAACTGCTGGTCTCATTTCAATCCATCCAGTAGCGCCTGTTTAACCAAGCATTCCTGCGTTGTTTTTCGACTTCGCATTTTTATTTATACGCAGAAGAATTTCTAGACACCATTTTATCCCTAATTTGGTCCTCTATGGGTAAATTTCTGAACCATAAGTTCATTGCGTACTTCTCTCCTGCTAATACCGGTTGTGCTTGATGCATTGTTTTAGGATCAGGAACCTGTGTTCCTATGACTGTATTGCTAAATACCACACATCTACCTGCTTTGGGTTTGACCCCCTTACCTAACTCTGTAAATACTGTGGCACCACCATCTGTCACATCATTACAATATAAAAGAACCGTTGCTACTCTATTTCCTTTTGTTCCATGTGGTCCTGTGTGGGCTCGTTCTGTATTTATAGGAAAAGCATCTAAGTGGGCATCATATTCCTCTCCTAATTCGTAATGTAATGCTTGCACATTTTCTGCTTGTGTGTGATGTAATTGTGTTAATTGAGATGCTCTCAATAAAAAGTGAACGGCTGTTACGCTTTTCCTATAATCCAACCAGCCCATTTGATTTGTTCTTGCATAATGTTCGTAATCATCACCTTCCTTTCCTTGTGTGACTCTGCCACGAGTCCATTCAACATTATCTTCCATATCTTTTATCAGTTGCTTACATTCAGGCTTACTCATAAAATTATCCCAAACCATAATCGTTGGGTTGAATAAACTAATTACCTGTTTTAATTCTGCCATAAAATCCACCTAGTTCAGGAAAGGTTTTTATAAAATCTGTTCCCCTTCTCCTGTCATGTTCATCTACAAAGCTAACAAAATCGTTTCTTTGTACTTCTAATTCTTTTCCTTTAAATCTATTTGCTTTAATCCAATCAACTGTTCTTTTAAATTTCATTATTTCATAAGTTTGATATATATGATCGAAGTCTCGCATAGTTTCTAAACTATTGTCTAACATACTTATAACATTATCGTCTGCAATCCTAGCAGTTAGGTGTAATGGTTCAACCATATTAGGCATATCTACTGTAATTAAATCACCATAAGTATTTTTCAATTCTGCTACTTTAAATATGAACTCATCAAAGTTAGGAATAGATAAGAAACAAAAAGTACACATGATTCCTACAGGTATGCCTGCTGCTAAAACTCTATGTAGGTTCTGTTCAAACCTATTCATTTTTAAACCATTCCTTATATACTCTGCTTGGTCGCCCCAGCTGTCTATACTGACATAACATTTTTGGCCAGGCAAATCTGCAACTAACCTGATGTATTCTAAAACTCTCCTTTCAGTCACCATCAAATTTGTGCTTATTTCGAAAGATAAGTTCTCTTTAGGATGCTCTTTAACATACTCCAATAGCTTAAACGTATTATTGTCTAATAAGGGTTCTCCACCCGTCAAGCGTATAGTATTTAGGTGTGGATATGCCTCAGGCAACCACTTCCAAAACTTCTTAACGTCGGGGTTCTGTGAGGGTGCTAGAATGTCATTTCTTGTTTGATACTTATCGTGATTTGGCTTGCTTTTTAAGTCATATGTTCCATACTTGTCTAACTCCTTTTGCCATGTAGAACTCTTTCCTGCCCCACAATAACTACATGACATTTGACATTTATTAGTGAAACTAACCGTCAAATACCTTGGCCATACATCTTCCTCAGGAGGAATTGATGCTGTTTTTGCTATTAAGTCTGGATCGTCTTTTAAAAACTGTACAGCGAGCATTTGTCTGTCGCTAAAGTTTCCTGTTTTTTCTATATTATAACAATAAGCGTCTTCTGCGGGTTTACCGCCTTCTAACATTTCTTGTCTTACTGCTTTGGTATAGGGTGTGTTGTGTAGATCGCTTTGTGAAGGGATTTTATGTTGGGGACAATGATAGCATGAATGCTTTAGTCCTTCTGCTAAACTCAATTCCAAATAATACCACTTTAATAAACAGAATCCTGGACCTATCTCGTCCAAATCATTTTTTATTTTACTTAACCAGTATTCCTGATTATTTAATTTTCTTGCCAATGTTGTATTTGGGGATCAATTCCCACTCACCTTTTTCTTTAAATGATATAATTTTTATCTGACTTAAAGGTGCAAATTCCTTTGGCTCTGTTATTAAAACTACTAAATCCCAATCGGATAGTAATTTAGCTATGGTGTTTCGTCTCTCTAAGTCGTTGTCTTGGAAGTCTGCCTCCTTGCCATCTAATGCAAACAATTCTTTAAAATGTGTTATAAAGTATCTGCCTTTCTTATGTAATATATGGCACGACTGATAAAGGACTTTTTCTTTTTTCGAAGCAACACCTATTCGAGATAGGGTTTCCCTGACTTTCAGGAAATCTTCGGGGTCCTTCAAAGAAACTTCTAAGGGTGAATACCCAGGATAGTCAATGTTGAAGTAATTGTCTTGATCACTCATTCTCAATACGCCTTTCGTGTATCATATAAATTATTAGGTTACCAATTATTTATACTTTACCGCCTTTAGACGTATTAAGGTATAGTTTTATAACATCAATATCAGTGTCTGATAAAAGTCTTAAAGCTTCTTTTGCTTTATTAAAACTATATCCAAAAAAGCGCTGTATCGCGTCAATGTTCTCCTCTTCAGATTTTAACCACTTATTATATCTTTTTGCTTTTCGTACTACTTCTCTTAAGAAATCGTACTGCAATTTTTTATCTAGATGAGATCTAGAATTCATTTCATTGCCTGCAATAACTGTATCAGGCCCCATTCCCATAGCTCTATTTACAATAAAAGCATTATATTCATTCTCAGTTCTCTCATCAACTATTAAATCTTCTTTACTAAAATTAATGGAATTCACAAAGTCAAAAGGAGAAATCTTCTTCAATTTCTCCTGGAATTGATCTTCAACGATCTCCTCTACGGGATCGCCAAACCCTTCTAATATTGCTTTATCAACCATACTACTAATTTATAAGTGAAATAAGCTAATCCACCTATAAAAAACCAAATTGTAAAATTATAAAAAAATTCCATTAATCAAATAAAGTTTCTGCTCTACAGACATTATTCCTTCTGCAAATTTCTAAATTGTGTTGAAATACTACTGGTTCAACCCATTCAAAACGGGGCAAACCATCTTCATACCAATAAGGAACATATTCTGTTGTACTGCAACCTACTAGGAATGTTACCATTAACAAATATTTAGTCATTTTGTTTCTCTCTTATCTATAAGTTCATTGTAACCCTCGTCATCCAAATGGGTAATAGCCATCCAGTTATGAGTCATCTCATCGCCTGTTCTACTACCACCATACACCCATTGATCTGGGTCTGGATTGTTAGGATTGTCTCTTGTGTTGTCATACCATTGTTTCATAATTAAAACTGAACCTGTTGGTACCAATGGGGCAGCATCTGGAGCAAATATATGACTGTGATGCCATGTTGCGCTCCAATTTGATACTTGACTTATTTCATCAGTACGTCCTGTTGCTGGATGGAAAATTTCCAAACTAGCAGCGTTCATTCTTAAATGACCATGTGGTTGCCAACTATCTATTCTC